GAAGCCTCAACCGTTTCGGCTGGTGCTTCTGTGACGGTTGGAGTTGTTTCCACTTCGTTTTCTCCTTCGGTAGTTTGTTCTTCTGTCTCCACATCGGATTCAGAAACTTCTGGCTCACTAGCTGCGACTGCAACCTTCGCGCTTGCGATGGCTGGATCTGTAACCAGTGAGACTTCTTTGAGCGCACTCGCGCTAATAACTAGGACGCCATCGACGTTCTTATACTTTTCGGCTAGAACGCCTACGCTAAATCCATCACGCAATCCAGAACTTGCCTCGACCAGACTGTCGTTACCGGCAGTCGTGTTGCCGATAGAGAAGGTCGCGTCGATTCCTGAATCGGTGACTTGATACGATTTTAAGAATCCGATTGGAGATTCACGGCGATGCTCAAGTAATAATTTTGTAGTATCACTGAAAGTTATAGAGCCAGGCTTGAACATAGTTGAGCCGGCTGATGTTGAGCCTTCTTCGTTCCAAGTGACAATGCGTCCAGAGATTTCGCGCTTTGGAAAGTCAGTGGCCGTGACTTTGATTGAAAAGTCTAGATTCATCGGAGTTGGCTTTGTTTCTTTCATCGGATCATTTCCTCTTCTAGTCGGATTTCATCGGACGTTAAAGCTCCGATGTCATAGAGAATCTTGTAGACGTCTGCGCGTTCTTTTGCTGATCCGCGCAAGTAATCATCTAGATCGAACTTAACTTCTTGCGATGCCGGTACGAAGTCGTTAGCCATTCCAGTCATGGATAAACGCTCTTCAATCGCACACATAATCGGACGAAGTGAGAAGTCCAGCAAAGATTGACGCGCCAAAGTTGCATTGGTGTAAGTCATACTCGATCCTGATTCTGCATCGACGTAATAAGCCGGAATGCCCGTGACTCTGGCCAGTTCGGTTGATACGTAGGATCTAGCTTGATTCAGTTGTAACTTTTCAGGATCAAATCCTAAAGTCTGTAACTCGACGTCAGCGTTCAAGAATGCAGTCGAGCGATTGCGACGTGATTGCCCCCAAGATTCAAGAAGCTTTGCAATGCGATCTGCTGGGAGTGCAGTTCCGTTAGATTTCAAGACCATTGTTGGAACCGGTTCGCGTGCGTACATAGTTGCAGCGCGTTCTAGTTCTGCACCGGCTTTAATTGTGCGACCGGCACGATTAAGGATGCCCTCATCGACTCCGTAGAAAACTGCAAGACTTCCGACGCCCTCGTAAGGTACGGGTATTTGATCTACGCAGTAATATTCAATCTCAGTTCCTTGCGCGTTTGTTTTGATTGTGACGCGTGTTGGATCAATGCGTTCTGCACTTCTGATGCGATACGTGTCTGCATAAATCTCAAGAATACGCATATACCCGTAGCCATACAGAAGTAGATCTTCTGCCAGCCAAGCGTAGGTCGCGAATCCTGGAACGCGTGGATCTGGTTGATTGATTACCTTCGGAGGTGATTCAACGCGAGCACCATCTGCGCGAGTGCGAACTTTAAGAGGAATCGATGCAACGCTTGAAGAAATGATGTTACGCGCTCTGGCGCATGTTGGAACTGACATAAACTCAACGCGAGAAGCCGTGATTCCGGCGACGCCGTAAATATTGTAAAGAGAGCTGGTGACATTTACCGGAGCAAGAGATGCTTCAATGTCCGAGATTGCAACCGGAGCTGCAGTCGTGACTGTGCGAGAAAATAGACCCATGCGTGAAGTCTAAGGCTCGCGTATAGCGTTAGCCGACCAGAATGTCTATCTCCATCTCTGGGCGTGTCGCAAAGTGTGTCGCGAGTGCCGAAGCCACAGCCGCACAGACGGCGACGGACGACGCGCGCCTTCCGATGATCCAGCCGCCATCGCCCATTGGCAATCGAACGGCCGATAGTATCTGCTTGGATAATTCCGCCTGTTTTCCGTGGATGAGTCTCTTTGAGGTGATCGCGCCCAGCAATTCATCGCAGCTCTGGCCATAAAGTGCGCCGTCGATGTCTATCACCGGAATACCAGCCGGCATTAATCGAGCAGCTACTGCAGAGCTTGTTCTCTTGCTAAAAGCCACATATTCGAGCGGATACTTGCGAGCATAGGGAGCGATGTCGTTCGCGATGGCTTTATCGTCCAGCGAGATCGGATTGTGCCAAGTGTGAAGTAGCTTGATGTTAAAGGTGTCGTCAGGATTTTTCTGAGCAGCTACAAGTGCTCCATCTCGTCTGTCCGGACTCAAATCAAGTCCGAACCATGTCATCTTCTCAACATCAAGTTCAATCTCCTCAGATCCGCACTCTTCCCATTCTTTCACAGGAATCGCTCCAGATATTGTGTTTACCCATCTGCACAATACCTCCGTCTGGACTACATCCGGCGGATCATTCAGAACGGCTCGAATATTGTCCTCGTGAATAGTGTGACCAAGTGCCGGATTACTTGCGACCCAGTTCTTTTCATCTTCGATCTTGTCCGAATAAGCCGACCATTCAAAATAGGCGATGTCGTCGTTACCACCGGCAGCCGAAGCCATTCCTCTTTCGCGTAGCTGGTTCAAGATTAGGCTGTGTTGATCGCCGGCGTTGGAAAATGTCCAGAGCTGCGGATTCTTTGCCGCCATCATGGTGTAACGCATAGCAGACCAGGCTTCGGTGTCTTTGAGTTGTCGCGTCTCGTCCATGTAGACCGTCTCCGGCTTGGCAAATCCACGAGCTGCAGCATTGGCCGCCTTGACCACGTACCGAGCGCCGGACATCAGCTCTATTTCTTCGGATCCATGAGCCCAGCGAATCTTCTTGACCTGCTTAGCCAGCGATTCGTTGCTCTCGATAATATTTACAACGTGCCGGAAAGTCTCCAGCGAAGTTGTGAGCACGTGAGCTGATCCAAGTTGCAGCGATTCTTGCCATAAGAAAAGCCGAGCCAGAATAGACATTTCCATAATCGTGGATTTTCCATTTTGTCTGGCTGCCACGACCACGACCAGAGGTGCGTGCCATCTACCGTCCGGCTTGATTTTGAGTGCGTGCTCGAACACGAACTTCTGCCACGGCATCAATTCAAAGCCGATCGATGAGGCAAAGTCGATGATTTCTACGCCTTTTGACGGCAGATCGTTGAGCCTAGAGTGGATTCTAGGCGTCCCTGAGCCGATTAGAGCCTTAGACTGGGTACTGATTCCCTCCTGAGACCTAGTCGCCTCGGATACGACCTCCAGCGCCCTTGTTTGACCCTGTCCAGCCTTATTCATGGCTAGTCGATTCGTTTGTCGGTGAAAACAGAAAAGGAAGAGTCAGAGGTGTCCGTGGTGTACCAAAAAACACGCCTGATCGGTTTCCTTTCGAGTAATTGCATCTCGTACACGCTGCCAAGAGGTTATCAGGCTCATCGGTTCCGCCTTTGCTAATCGGTATCACGTGATCGACTGTAGTCGCATCGTTGCCACAGTACTGGCATAGATAAGCGTCTCTGATAAGTATCCGTTCACGTATCTTAGACCAGGCTCTGGTTCCACCATTGGCTCTAGCTGATTTGGCTGCCATCAGTGGTAGTTGTGTTTCTGGAAGAATCTCCACGCGTTACACATAGACCCATAACGATTCGTAATATACCGAATGCTCCAGTCCACCATCGAGAAGCCATCGAGTCGTCCGTACTTGGCGTTCTTCATCTGGCCTAGACCGTAATGAGATCCGTTACGTGCGTCGACTCTCCAGTTACTTTCTTTAGTAATCAAGGCATGGAAGCAGTTGAATTGCTCGAAGTTTACTATCCTCGAATGTGCGTATAGCTTGAGAGAATCAGCCTTTGACGCTGCTTTGGCCTGTGTTGTAGCTGATAGCGTGAAGAGTCCGATGGACACAGAGATGGCCAATAAGTTTTTTATATTTATTATCTTTTTATTTATCTTTATCTTTAAAAGATTATCTTTTAAGTATAGCGATCGCCCCTGACAAGTTGTCAAGGATCGAGGTTTGTGTGTCGTATCGTCCACAGGTGACTGTGCATAACTTTGTGTATAACTCATCGGACGTGTCCCAAGTTGCTCTGGCGCATCGCCTCAACGTTTTCTTCGCCCATTCCAACAAGTACGCAAGGCATGAAGATTCCCTTTGTTTCGCCACTTGGAGTCATGAACTTGAGATTAGAGGGCAAGATCAGAAAGCCGTCTCCTTTGATCCAAAGCGTATCGAACCATCTCGCTTTGGACACTTGCACCAAGGCGATACCGTTGCCGTGAGCGATGAACTTGTTAGCCCATGGTGTGACGTCTGAATAAGGTGGATTGCACCAGACTCGACCCTCCCAAGGCGTCGCCAGTCCGTCGTCAATCACACTAAGGAATCGCTTAGCTGGTATCCAAGGTACGCCGTTAGGTGGCGCAGACACGTCCATGTCATAAGTAAGACCTAGAGACGTGAAGATTGTCGGTGGTGTGTAGTAGTCATCTGACGTACCGTGATCGATGTCGTCATGACCGAAGTCGAGATCTAGTCTGTCACTCAAGGCCAGCCACCAGCCCATCATCAACTAGCTTGATTGAGAACGTCCCACATCCGGCGCATTGGGCGAACCACTCGTGCTCTGTGAGTTCTTTGCCTTTTGTGATCATATGCTCTTGGCGTGCGTCACCAAAGAGCTTCTTACAGATCGAACAATCAAATCGCAGCAGTGGCATAGTCACTCCTTGCTAGATTCTCAATCGGATTTAGATTGCTTTGATCTACCCACCACGAATCCTGACGTGGATTCTTAAAACGCTTGCGCTTGGCAAAGGCCACGGGCAACCAGCCGACGATAAAATAGGTCGGAGACTTTCCAACCACCAGAACTGCCACGTCGTCGTCTCGGTCATATGGATACACGATCAGATTGCCTCCGGTGTAAGAAGTCCAGCGAACCTCGATGCCTTGACCTACGTCAGCTCGTCTCTTGCCCTTGTTATCGTTGATGTCATAGTCGATTCCAAAGTATCTGGCTACTAGTAACTCAGCAGCTAGTGATTCGGCGTATTCCACGCATCGTTCGTGATTGTTGAGCCTTGAGTTGTATTGAATGCCGTTACCAAGTGATCCGGATTGAGCAAATACAACATCGGAAGCTCGTCGGTGGATAGCCCACTCGTCGGCTTCGGTTACGGTCATTTTCTGCATTTTGCACACACCCAGATGACGATTTCTTGGCCATGATCTCTGATCGTTAAGCCTCCGGCAGTTGTCTGCCATTCCAGGCACTCATCGCATCGATCCAGCGCTGTTGTAGTTATAGATCCATCGTCGTGTATTACAGATGCGTATCCGTCTTTGATAAAGGTTATTTCGCCCATATTGAAACTCCCATCAAAATGATTGCGATGATCTCAAAAGTAACAAGAATGCGAATAAGCCGGCGTTTTGTCATACTTGAGGCTTCCATTGTCCGTCTGAGGTCAGTACGTACCACGCTGGCGCGCACTGCTTGGCCTTGACCTTTTCGACGCACATATAACCGCCCCAGCCCTTACCAGTCTTAGCTGATGTGCCTTCCTTCCAGATCATGTGACCATGAGCGCACATCGGAGCAGCAGCTACTTGAACGCCTCCAAGAGTTCCTTTAATCTCATCGATGGCAGTTCCCAGCGTAGGCATTCCGGCCTCTTCTGCAGCTTCTCTTGTTTGGAAGGATGGGACTTCTCCGAACTTTGTATTCCAATAGTCATAAGCAACGGCAGAGTCCTGAACAATCTGTGAATCGATTTGCTCTACCTGTTGCATATTCTGAACCGTTGGACGCTTATCCGTACCTAACACCAAGCCAGCGCAGCGGCCGATCGCGGAGGTACAAGTATCTTCGATAAACCATTTCTTCATCTGGACGTTGTAGGTGTTCACGTTGCCGAAGGCGTAGTCGATACCGGCCGGCTCTTGATCCTCGTAGTTTCGATAAATGCGGCACTCGACGAGAACGTAGCCCTTCTCAAGATTGACGTCCATGATCGATGTGTGGATTTTGCCGTTCGGATAGGTAGCCCAGAATCGTTGAATCCTGGCAGCTACATCCTCGTAATTTTCTAAGAAGCTCACTTGGAGACCGCCTTAGCTGAGATGTGGCGTGATACAGATCGACCGCGACGATAGCCTTCTCGCTGGCCTTCTTTGTAGCCCATTGAATAACTTACGACCGCCCAAAGAATGCAGGCGATAGCCATGAGGACGAATAGTCCCAGTTCACTTGTTGTCATTTTGCTCCCGTGGGAGCCTTGTCGAATGCTCCCAGATACAGAGTGACATCGATGGCTGACATTTTCAAGATTGACTTCGGCGTGTCTACTTTTTGAGAGCGATCTCCAGCAGTAATTGATCTAAACGCGCCTCAATTCGAGACACTTGATCCTTCAGGCTGTTGCCACCATTCGGAGACAGTTCCCGCATGATCGACTTCACCATGAATCTCATTGACGAATAGATGGCAGTAAGCAGCGCAAGAACAAGCCCACCTACCGCCGTCCATTCGCCTACGCTCACTTCTTCGAACCGAGAACGTCTTTAGGATTTGCCCAACGCGAAAGCATTGGAACTAATCCAGCGACAAGTCCCATCGCTAAATCTTTCGGATTTGTATTGCCTGTCATATACACGGCTAACATTCCGGCCACTGATGATCTAGCCCATGATGCAGCAAGTGCTTTATATTGCGCGCTCAATTTGAATCCGCCCATGTGATTACGTTAAACGTAAAGGATGGTGTAGTTCCCTCTATAACGTAAACTACGCGTAAGTTATCTGTAAAGGCACTTGTCAGGCGGATTACTTCTCTAGTTACTCCGCTTGCTGTGGCGAAAGTAGCGATAGTGTTGTAATTAGTACCGTCCACCGTATCTTGTACAGCTACGCTAAGTGATGGCAAAGTGCCACTAGCTGCCGTTACATTTAATTGTAAAACTAATTGTCGTGCCGCTGCAAAACCTGTAACCGCTGTACCTGCCGCTGTAGTAGTTCTTGCCGCTGAGGCCAAAAGTGTTACAGTGCTTGCAGGTATATTCGCCTGTTGAATATCACTCATTTCTTCTTCTCCTTTTTCGGCTTTGCCTGTGGAAGTGGCTCGACCACCGGATATTCTCCTGCATAAGGCAGAAGCTTTGGCCTAGCGAAACCGACAATTTCCTTGCCCATATACCGGCGCTTAATCATCACCATTCCGCCGTTACGTTGATCTCCATCTCCGGACGTGTTGCCTTCAATGCAGAGCACGCTTGTCTGGCCTACCTTGACGACGATTCCAATGTGGCTTATTCGATCGATGCCATCGTGTGGAAAATCCATGAAGCACAAATCGCCTAGCTGTGGCTTATCTTCGATCCATCGGCCAAGCTCTTTCATCTTATGAGCACCAGCGGCCGTTGAAACCATTGATGTAATCTTGACTTTAGCTTGATCGAAGCACCAATTTACAAAGGATCCGCACCACGGCAATCCGTCGGCCTTCGTAAACTTGCCGTACTTTGTCAGATTATTGCCAGTCTCGACTGTGCCGACCTCAGCTAATGCGACTTCGATGATTCGTGCAGCCGTACCGTCAGGGTAGATCACGCCAATGCAGCCTTCAAATCGTCAATTGAAAGTCCGACTGAAGCAAGTTTTTCAGCCACAGTTTGTTCCGTTGGCGCAGGTGGATTATGTGCAGCAAGTGCCGCCTCAGCTTGCGCTTTTGTGCAGTCGCCGCTTATAACTAAATTATCATCACGTTGATAAAGATCGAATCCAGTTTCCTGTTTGAAAATGTCTGAATTGAGTCTTTTTGTTGGTATTGTAAATGCGTGTTCCATAATTATGCCCCCAAGTATGTCATCGAGAATACTGCATTATCCACAGTTTTATTTGCGGTGTAGTTTGTAACGCCCATCTCAAAATAATCTGTTGCTACAGCACTCACCATAAAGCTTGCTGTGTAGTAAATTGTATTGCCTGCCGTATTGACAACACGATGAAGAGTTCCGCTAGCCGTACCCAAAGCGAGCGCGGAACCATTTTTGTAAAGAACAATTTGAGAAGCGTCGCTTGTGCTAGTTGCAACATAACCTTGAAATAGATAATAGCCGCCTAAGCCAGCTGGAATAGTTATTCTAGAAGTATTGCTGCTAGTAGAGTGAAATGCATCAGTGTCCCAGTTTTCATTTCCAAAAGGCAAAAGCAGCAAGACACCGGCGGTTGTGTTTTGACTTGCTGATAAATAACAAGAAACACCCTTAAAACTAGATGATGGCGTTGCCCATTTTAATCCTGTGGCTGCAGTTGAGTCTGCTGTAAGAACTTGATTATTGCTGCCAACGCCAAGTCTGGCGTCTACTGTTGTAAAAGTAAATAGATCGCCCTTAGTTGTAAGCGGTGTCTGATCAGTCGGAGTGACCCACGTGAAGTCCATATTGGTATTTGATGTCTTTGATAAGACTTGACCAGTTGTTCCACCAAGCAGCTCGGACATTGATGTATCTACGGCTTGACCGAATGTGTTGAAATCAGCTGGGAGATTTGTAACGAGCGAACTGCTCGTCGGCATGACCCAGCCGAAGTTGGTAGTTGGATTTGCCATCGTTTCTCCTTAATTGACGACTAATGCGTCTGCATAGTCAAGTGTAGGGCTGAGCGTGTTGAAAGTTTCTGCGACACTTACATCTTGCCATTCCATAGCCTGAAGTGAGAATGGCAGCGGCGATACGATCAAAGTCACCGAAAGTTCATTAAACGAAGCCTGGAATCGCCAGCCCTCTACAAAGCCCAAGAAGTTTCCGGACTGCATATTTGACGGCAGATTAGAAAGTGAGATTGGCTGACCCATGAACACGTTGATAAGAGCGTCCCGATCTGCGTCATCCACTTCCGGATTTGTTAAGGCAAAAGTGATCGATTCCAAGAATGCCTGTGGCTGCGCTCTAAGCGTTAGATAGAAATCGGCCTGATCATTGGCATCGGCTGCGTGCTCAAGTGAGGTCGTAATCTGCTGAGCCAGTTTTCCGTAAACTCCGATTGAGGTGGCATCGGTGGCTGTCTCGGTTCCTGACTTCCAGACGATAGAGACATCGTTGCGAATATCTCCGGCCTTAGTTTGGATCTTGATTCCACGGCCGAGAGCTTGATTGGCATCAAGATCGGTGTATCCGTTAGTCGCCAGATAGGTTGATCGATGCGTCGAATCTGCATAAGAGATCTGGCCTTGCGCATTCTCGTAAATATAACCAAGTCCGGAAGTAGCAAGGTCGGATACTAGATTCCAAGTTACCGTCTGGCTGGATCCACGAGCTGCAAGCTCGTAATTGCCTGGGCGATCTATCTCTCCCAGACCTGTATTTTCTGCATCTGCCCAAGTTTGAGTTGCCGGCGTGTAAGTTGCCCAAGTAAGAGCTGCTGGAACCTCGCTCCAGTTATTGACCAGCAAATCCTCAAGGATGGTATAGATCTGATCGCCATCAAAGTCCTTAGACAAGACACCAAGAGTCAAGGCCTTCTGAAGCCTTGCAAGGGCTCCTAGAGCCGTGATTGTGATCTCCTGAGTGATTGCCACCGAGCCAGTCTGTGAGACGGTGACGGCCACGTCTACGATTGATCCGCCGAAGATTGGGACGAATGTGCCAGATGTGTCTTTAACTTGGATTGAAACCGCATCATTGATCTGCGCCGTAATCGCGCCAAGATTGAGATTGATTAGATTAATCGTGCAATATCCAGCCTGAGCCTGTGTGTAGATATTTGAGCGGCCTGATGAGATAGAAAGATTGGCTAAGACGACATCGGTATATTCGATGCCTTGTATCGTTACTTTCCAGACCGGAGCCCACTGAGTCATCAGATTGCCTGAAGTGCGCCGGCTCCGCCAGTGCCTCGATAGTAAGAATCGTTAAGTGTGTTTACGATTGTCCGAGCAGTACCTTCGGCATCGATTGCGCCGTTTACCGTGAGGTTGATTGTAGACCCAGAGGCTTTCATAATTCCTGCAAGTGTTGTCGTATCAACGCCTGAAGTGCCAAATGGAAATGAACTTGAGCTGACTCCAGCAGCTCCCGAAGCAGCTGAAGAGACGCCTCCAGCCGATGAAGTTGTCGTAGATCCTGTTCCGGTTGAGGCCGTAACACTTGGGACTGAGATTGTAGGAATGCTAGATGTCGAAGTAGTTGTCTTTGGAATTGTTACCTTTGGAACGTTTATAGATGGAGCCGAAATCTGTGAGACGTTAGGCAAGAACGGAATCGAGTTATAGACACGAATCAGAGAATTAATTCCAGCTACGGCTCCAGAGATCAAAGCGTTCAGGCCAGAGATAACCGCTCCGATGACGTTGATGATTCCTCCGGCTATTTCTCCGACCACTTTAAAGGCTCCGCCTAAGACTGTGACCAAGACTGGCACGACATACTTTTGAATAAATCCGATGAACTCTGTGAAGGCTTCTTTGTTGTCGTCAATTGCCTTAGTGATTGGCTTAAAGAAGTCAGCGAACTTGCCAAGAGCCGGCACGACTTCATTCACGACGAATTCAACAAGTCGCTGAATAATTGGCAGAAGTTGCGCACCGATTGACTCTTTAGCTTCATCAAATGTGACTTTAAGAATCTCAAGGCGTCCGGCGAACGTCTCTGCGTTAGCTGCTGCTGCTCCACCGAATAGATCTGAAAGCCTTTTCTGCGTGTCTTCAAATGACATGGCTTTGAGTTCTGCCGAAGATAATCCAATGCCTAACTTGCCCAGAGCTGCCGTGTTGCCGTCGTAGGCCTTGCCCAGTGCATTTGCTACGCCATCCAAGCCTTTACCCGTAGCTTGAGAAATGTCAAGTGCGAGGTTAAGAAGATCTTGAGCCTTTGTGACATCATTTGTCGAAAGAGACAGTCTCTGCAAGGCCGGACGAAGTTTGTCGTCCGCGACGCCCGTAGCAAGAGATGTCTTAAGAATCTGCTTTTCGACCGAGGCAATCATTTCATTCGTTGCGCCAGTGGCATTCTTTAGCGCAGTGGCAAGTCGTATCTGGGCTGCCTCATCTTCAATCGCAGCCTTGACTCCATCGACTGCAAGCTTGATGGCATAGGCTCCAGCAGCAGCTCCAGCGGCGGCAAATGCCAGCCCTGCCTTCTTGCTAAATTCGCTCATCTTTGATGAAGAACTATCAACGTCTCCATTGGCCTGAGCCAGCGACTTTTTGAGTTGATCTACATCAGCAAGGATCGAAAGCTTGAGCGTCCGCGATTGTGCAGCCATTTACCACTCCTTTAATATTCGATCAAAGGCATTTTCCCACTTGGCGATGATGTCTGGCTGTATTTCGCGGAGTGTCGGATAAATAAACCAGCCTTGAGAACCAGCGCCTTTTGGAGCGCGGCCTGACCAGATTGGAAATTGCTTGTATTTATTAGATCCAAATTCATTACCGCCCCAGAGATCTTTTGTAGTTCCACCACCGGAGAACTTTTGACTTACAAAGCCGAAGGACAGTTCGCCAATCTTTGACGACTTAGAAACACGGGAGCCACTGGCAATCCTGTCGGCCGCTTTACCTCGGGAGACGGCTTTCTGCTGGATTTTGCCTTGAGCAAATTCTGCCAGAGCTGACGACTCTCGTTTAGCTGCATCAGTAGCTTCTCCGTCCATCGCCTTGAAAGCCGAAGTGATGCGACGAAGGTCGGCCTTGTCGTAGGCGATCTCAACCTTGTCGCTCATTCTTTTTCTCCAGTATCTCGAAAGCCGTATAGATCTGCTCCGCCGTCGTCCATTCGCTCATCGGTATTCCCGTCGCTATTGCTACCTCGACGAGTATCCGATTTACGCTTCCGGCGGCGTAACTTTTGGGAGCACGTCACCGACTGTCACGTCGGCCACAGTTTCACACCAGATCTCATAGCCCTTGATTGGCTTACCGCCTGCTTCACGCTTCATCGCATTCCACGCAAGGAAGAGAAGATCAGAGATTCCGATCTTCTCCTGCGCTTGCGAGATTGTGCTGCCTGTCTTTTG